GGCCAGGTGAGTTTGCGAGGGTCTCGTGGCAACTGCCCGTCTACCACCGTGCGCTGGCGCCCCCAAGGTCACCAGCGCACGACCTGGCCGCCTCTCTATACCATCTCGAAAAATTGCCCAACCGACTTCCACAGCGGATGCCGGTCGTGCTTCAATGCTCGCAAATATATCATCGTCGTGTTGGGGTTGCTGTGATGCAGCGCCTTTTGAATCTCCATCAGGTCACAGCCATGCTGATCCATGAATAGCGCCGCCGAATGTCTGAGAATGTGCGTGTGGATGAGTCGCTCATCCAGGCCAGCTCGCCGCGCCCACTTTTTGACGATGCGATTCACCATCGCACCCGTCAACGGCGTTGGGGCAGTCCGATGAGCTGCCCGCACATTCGGCAATCGCTCGGCCACATCGCTGAGCGCCGTAAAGATATAGCTCTCAGGCTGCATCGTCTCGAGCCGGCCCGCCGCGCGCAGGTAGGTCACGATCGCGTAATATGCTGGGCGCAGCAGCTCGTCTGTCCCCTCCTTGGCTTTTGACATCCACCGGTAATAGATCACGGCCTTCTCATCCGTTCCCACTGGGTGTTTAATGTCGCCCCACTTGAGGCCAGAGATGGCCGCTGAGCGTTGGCCGGTCAGGAACAGCGTCACGATCAACGCATAGTCCCGCAACCCGACCACCGTCGTCTGGTTAATTTTGCGCAGCAGCCCCAGGATTTCTTCCTCGTCCAGCCCGACCGCCGCCCTGCTCTCGTAGGGGTTGACTTTGGACCGCATACTCGACTTGACCGGATTGCGTTCCATGAGGAACATCTCCCGCCCGTTGCGCGGATCGGGAAAGGGGAACTTGCACACAACAAACTCGTACAGCGAGGAAAGCCCTGAAAGCCGCAAATTGATCGTCGTCTCGGATAGACCTGTGGCGCGCATCGCATTGTGCCACGCGATCACCTGGCTGCCCATCACCCGCCACATCGGGTATCCGCTTCCGATGAATGACTGGAACTCGTCCACCGCCCGCTGGTATGCCCGGCGAGTCTGCCCAGAAACATGTTTCCCGTGCGACCGCCATCCGCCTGCCAACCACTGCCCGTATGCCGTCGGCCACACCTGCGCCTTGATCGCATCCTCATCGCGACCATCCACGCCCAGGCTCGGTTGCAGCGCCGCCTCCGGCGCCACCACCCATGGCACCAACCCCGGCTTGGCGTCAATCACAGTCACAGTTTTTGTTGTCATCTCGACTCCACCAGTGGAATCCAGCGCCAATATGACCAAGGCGTTCTGATAACGATGCCCTTCCGAAGATCGGACATGACACAGTCAGAGTCTTTGAAATATCTGGAGATTTTTTCTCGTGTTTCATCGTCTGAGATTGTTTCCCAATCATCGCTATCCACGTATTTGTGCTGAAACATGGAGAACCCCCCAAGGAGGAAACGACACCCGCGCCGATGTTCCCAGCGACACTTGCACCGCCGCCGGTGTCCGGCTTTTCGGCGCGGGTTGAGCCAACACCCAAAGTCAACTCTTTTTCGGCGGCGGTGGCGGAGCCAGCTTGGGCCTCGTAACGCCGGTCGGCCCGATGCGGGAAGTGCTGGGCTGGTGCCTCGGCGGCTTGGGAACGACAAACGGTGGAACTGGCATCGAAATCATCTCCTGTCCTGAGAAAATTTGACAAAGGGTCGCACTTGGCTGCCCCCGAGGGTCCCGCCCCCTCACCAGGCTATCATCCGCGCTCTGTCATGCTGGAGCAGCCAAGTGCGACCCTCATCCTACGGCCGGACGGCCACAACCGTCTTGCCGCTTTCATCTGATGGTTCTGGTGCTTCGTCCACCAGCCGCTGGATCGCCTGAGAGAACTTGCGAATCTTGAGCGCCCGCATGATGCGCTCGATCTTGGACCTCTGAGAAGGGTAGAGGGTAATAGCGACACTTTGGACTTTCTCTTGTTTCATTTGTGCATCTCCTGTAAACCAATTCACAAATTCATTCAGTACACTGAAGATACTACCATATATTCTATAATTTGTCAATAGGTTTATAATTTTCGTAAGCAAATTGATTGAAATTAGGAGTACACTGATAAAAGCATGGAATCACTTGAAAATTGGCTGAATGAACAGCTACGAAAACGGGGTTGGTCACAGAGCGAGGCCGCTCGGCGAAGTGATGTATCCCCATCCATGTTCTCTCAGGTGATGAGTGGCGTCGCCAAGCCTGGCCCAGATTTCCTGACGGGAATAGCACAAGCGTTCGGGATAACCCGCCGCGAAGCATTTCAACGTGCGGGCATGATTGAGTCAGAGCCTCCAACCGACACGCCCACGATCCGAGAGATGAATCAGGAATTCGCCTACCTAACCACAGAGGAAAAAGAGTTCTGGTTGGGGATGCTCAAATCATACGTGGCCGAGAGAAAACGTGGATACACGGTCAGCCCGCAAGAGAATCCTGTTTAACTGGCTGCTGTTCAACCTTCCGCGCCAGGTCTGGGCGGACATTCTAGTCGGAATGCGCGCCCGGCCGCGGCGCTGGTGCTGGTGCTGGTCCGCGCCACGCATCCTCGGCCAGTAAGGAGATACCCAATGAAACATAGAATAGCGTTCGTTGCGGTCAGTATGTTGATGCTCGCGGCCCTGGCCTGCGGATCAGATAACTCTGGCGTGAAGGTTGGAACGTCGGTCGGCGCGACCACTGTGCCCAAGTCGGCCACGGTGTACGCGGTAGGTGACCTAGTACAGGTCAAGGACCACACCATTGTGCTCAACTCGACCACGCTGACAGGCAATGTGCTGAAAGCCAACTTTACGATTGAGAATAAGGGCAAGAGCGACTTGGCGGTTAGCTCCATGTTGAGTTTCTCGGCCAAAGACAGTGAGGGGACAAAACTCGAACAGCAAATCTTGGACTGCGGCGCACAGATCGACGGCAAGGTGTTGACTGGAGACAAAGTGAAGGGTGACATCTGCTGGAAGGGCGCCAAGAAGCCGGTCAAGATTTACTACGAGTCCAACTTCCTCAGTTCTGGTGCCGTGGTGTGGGAAGTCAAGTGACAATAGTAATGTGAAGCCCGATTAGCGATACTACATCCAGGAGAGATAAATCGAGGAATCCAGACACCGAAGGCAACCAGCGAACCCCACCCGTAGCCGCACAAATCGCCGCCACCTCAGCCCACCAAACCAACCCAACCGAGTAGCTTGGTGCGCAGAGGCCCGCAACGAATCAATAGACAAATGGGGTTCAAGTGGTCGGCGGTTCGAATCCGCCCGCCCCGACTTTCCCGACCAGTGATCACCAGACTCCCTCCATCCGCGAGTCTAGTGATCATCGGTCGTGGGCAGCACCCGATCACCCCGATCCGCTGCCCACATGATTCGTGTGCCTTCGGTCACAAAAAAAGCCGCCATCCAATTATCTGCACTGATTTCACATTATCAGCACAGATGTTCAAGAACCGGAGGACACATGAACGACCTTACTCTCTCCATTGCCATCCAGGGCTACCTGCTCGAAGCATCCGCCCGCAGGCTCAGCCCCAACACGATCAAATTCTATTCTCTCATCTTTCGGAAAATCACAAAGCACTTTCCGAACGATCCAAGCATGGCCGGCATCACCACCACCGACATCAAACGATTCCTAGCCAGCCTCACCACGCTCTCCAAGAAATCATTGCTCGGCCATCACGCCGCGCTTTCCGCCCTCTGGCGCTGGGCCGTCGCCGAGCAGATCGTCGCGCGCAACATCGTCCGCGACATTCCCCAGCCGGTGCCGGAAGAGCGAGTGATCAATCCCTTCACCGAAGCCGAGGTCAAGGCCATCCTCGCCGCCGTGGATAAATCGCAGCCCTACCAGCGCCGGGGCCAACGCATCTGCCAGCACAGCATTCGGACTGCAGTCCGCAACCGCGCCATCATCTATCTGCTGGTAGACACCGGCATCCGCGCCGAGGAACTCTGCAGCCTGCGCATCTGCGACGCGGATCTCAAATCTCGCCGCATCGTCGTCATGGGCAAGGGCAGCAAGGAGCGCATCATCCCCTTTGCACCCCAGACCGGCCAGGTCATCTGGCGCTACCTGGCCACCCGCAAAGACGAGCCGGTCAACGCCACGCTTTTCCCCAGCTCGAAATCAGGCCGCGCCCTCCCATCCCGCGAGTTGTATCACATCATTGCCCGCATCGGCAAGCGGGCCGGCATCCAGGATGTGCACCCGCATCGCTTCCGGCACACCTTCGCCATCACCTACCTGCGCAACCACGGCGACATCTACACGTTGCAGCAAATCCTGGGGCATTCCACATTCGACATGGTCCGGCGCTACCTCAAGATCGCCCAGACCGACATTGACACAGCGCACCGCATCGCGTCCCCGGTGGCCAACTGGCGATTGTGATATATTGACACGAATGAACAAATGTGCTAAAATAAACAAGCCACTAAGCGCAATAATTATACCAAGGCGGCGCCGACGCAGACTAACCGCTCGTCGGTATAGATCGTGCCCCGGTCTAGTTCCGCAACGTTGCGCAACTGGCTATCCCTGCTGCGGCCACAGCGGGGATTTTTTTCAACTGATTCGCATGATCCAACACAAGGCATACCACGGCGGCATGATGCTCAATGTTGCGCTTCCACCAGTGGCCGTCGCCCCGCTCACTGAGCCTGTGCTGGCATCCTGGATGCCGCCGACCTCGCCGCTGACCGTGTGGGTGTGCGCATCAGTGGCGGTCGCTCCGCTGACCGCGCCCGTGCTTGCGCCCTGGACCGCGCCAACCTCGCCGCTGACCGCGTGGGTATGTGCAACGCTGGCTGTGCTGCCGCTGACGGCGTGGTTGTGCGAGTACTCGGTTGATGTAATGCTGACGGTGTGCGTGTGCGTTATAACTTGCGTGCCTGACATCACCGTGTTCTCTTGCGTGCCCGGGGTGCTGCCTGTGTTGCCTGACACGAGATGAGTGTGCGCATCGGTGCTGATTGCAAGCGTGCCATAGCCGTGTGAGTGGCTGTCGCTGTCGGCGGCAAGTGTAGAGTTGTGGTGGTGGTGCGCTCCCACTGCGGCGGCGAGCGTCCCATAGCCATGGCTGTGGCTGGCGCTGTCGGCGGCAAGTGTAGAGTTGTGGTGGTGGTGTGCCCCCACGGCGGCGGCGAGCGTCCCGTAACCGTGTGAATGGCTGGCGTCTACCGTCGTCGCTCCGCCGGTCGCGCCAACCGCGTATGTCGAGCCTGCTCCCAGTATGAACCTATCGCGCAGGTCACGTGTTCCGTTTCCACCGTCGCATAGCGCCCAGTGCGCCGGAACATTATTGACTGTCCCGCTCCAGGCAATGATCCCGCCAATCGGAATTGCCCCGCTGACCTCGACGGGATCCATCGCGTAGGTCTCTGCGACGGCCAGGCGGTACTCTACCGGTACACCCGCCTCGTGGATCAACAGATTCATGTAGCCGGTCAGAGTGATCGTTTCATCCGGCACATACGGGCCTATCGTCCCACGCAGTGCGCTGCGCTCCAGGCCATCCAGGCGGCGGCGCAGCTCGTCGAGTTGGTCGAGCAGGTTATTATTGTGGTGGTCGCGGTCTAGCCCAGCCATTCCTCGACCTCTAACGCGCACATATTATCCGGCTTCCATTCGCGCGCGATAACACGGAACGAATCATCCAGTACCCAATCTGACCACTGTTGAAATGCCTGCACCCGTACCACGTCCCCAATGTCGTAATTTGCAAACTCGCCCGGCGCGCGGTCCATCGCAACCAGGCTGACACGCTTCTTGGGCTGGCGGTACAATGTCACCAGGTTCTCTGCATTGGCCGTCAGAGTCGCCTCGCTGACCTTGCCAGATTGCACCTCAGAGTATTCGCGCAATCTAAAATCCTTCTGCGAGCCTGTGTCCTCCTCTGTCACGGTCATCCGGTTGTCGTCCCACGTGCTGCCCTCTCCAGCCAGCGTGATTCGATTCCACACCGGCCCTTGCCAATCGAGCGACGCGATTTGTGCGTTGCGGTTCTCTACCAACAGAACCTGATCCGACTTGTCCTCGCCGCGTTCCTCGTACCAGTGCGCCGTGAACGTCAACACGCCCGCGACTAGTGTTGGAACGATTG